CTATATCATCTGGTTCTGGTTCTGGTTCTGGTTCTACCTCTGGTTCCTCTGGAGGTGGCGGAACTTCATTCCCTGCATCATCTACAGGTTGTCTAGTGATACCATCACTATAATCATCCATATCTTGCCCACCATCTTCTGTGTCCATATCCTGCTCTTTTTTCATTTGCTGAAGCATATCTTCTACTTCACCATCATTAAATCGCAATACCTTCTTCCAGATATATTCTTTACTAAAGAATGTACCCATGTATGACTGCATGGTATCAAGCATTTCTACACGTTCTCTTAAAAGTTCTGCTTCTTTTAATTCTGTGAAATGACCATCCTGTAAGAAATCATATTGTATATGTTCTTGTATTTCAGGCCAATCGTCTAATGAGATTATACCCTTTAATAACAATTGTGTTTTGAGTATATCAGTGAATAAAGGAACAAATTTCTTACGAATACGTTGTACGAACTTAGTAAATTTAAGTTCATCTCTTGTAATTTCTGTTGCTCTACCTAAAGAAAATCCACTTTCTGATTCTAAACGAGAAATCGGCACATTAAGAGAACGATACAATTTTCTCTGGAAATATACTATATCTTCTATCTCACCTAGATTAGCACCTCCTGGGAGAGTAGTGATCTCTGTTCCTCTTCCACCTTCTCTTCGGGGCAACCAGAAATCTTCAAGCATCGACATATGATTTCGGTCATCTCTTATTTCACCAGTAGAAGCATCATATACCAGTTTGTTACGATATCTGTTCATAACATCCTTGAGATATTGTTCTGCTTTTACTTTGGGAAGATTACCGACATCGATGTAAAAAATTCTACGTTCTGGTGCTCTGGATATACGGTAAATAACCAGTGCATCCTCAATCATTCGTAATTGATTAACAGGTTTAATTGCCTTATTCAAATATGATAGTACACGACCACTATTACCATCAATTACACCTGATGGCACGAAAGCAATTGAATCCAATGCTATTCTAATCCCCTGATTGGCTCCAACAGATATACCAGTTTGAGCAAGGCCTTTTTCATTATAAAGAAAATACTCTTGTACTTTCTTTACCATGTCTATACCAGTTTTTACGTCTTTTTCTTTTTGAAGTTCACGTACTTTCTTAATTTTAACTGCATCTATCCATCTAAGTTCAGTAATACCTTTTCGTGGATTTTTGTTATCAATTACTTTATGATAAAATATTCGACCATCGACATACCATCGTCTAAAAATGTCATGCCCTTTTGCATCAAAATTAAGCAATCGCAGAACTTCATCAAATTCTGATCTAATTTTTCTTTTAATTTTTGCGGGATAAGGTAATTTGTCTAATACAATAGCAACTGCTGCATCAGATTCATTAGCAACAATTGATTCGTTTATTATATCTTCAATTGCAGAATCACACTCTGTTTGCTGAGAGATATCACGATATCTCCGTATTAAATCAAAATCTGTCCGTTCTCGACCATCGGTGTCTAGGACTTGCCCCCAAAAACCACCGCCAGCAATATCTAATGTGCCGTCATCAGGTGTCGGGGAAGTGAACGTCTGTTCACTCCCCTGATCCTTAACTCGTTCTAAACGGAACCCAAAAAGTTCTGCCATAATGTCTCCTAATTGCTACTATTTAGTAGATTAAAATTAGAAGTTTACAGCAGATGCTTCGAAGTGTTGGAATCTCCATGTAACCTCAAATTCTTCAATTGCGTCTGCTGTATCAGAAGTTAATTCAATAGCAGCAATTGTAGTTGGCCATGCACTCCTAAAGATATAACTCTTTAGGACTGTATCATCACGATCTAACTGTTCTACTGTTAAATCAGTCTGATAATCAGCAGGAGCAACAACACCTGTATTGTCAGCAAGATCGTTAATACCATTAGACCATCTTTCCATTGCGTTACGAACCATAAAGTCCGTATCATTCAAGAAAGTAGTAGTCCAAGTATCATCAAATGTACGATCACCAGCAATATAGATATTTCTACCTCTAAAGGGTACAGTAATTTCCCCTAAAGTTTGTGCTGGAAGATTAGAAGACCTTACTAGGAAAGATGTTTTACGAACATCTAATCCAATAGCAATGCCAGGTGGAGGAGTAATCGTTACCCTAAATTGGTTAGCCCTTGCACCACCACCGATTAGATTTGCTTTGAAATCATCTATGTTAGCCATGGTTAACCTCCTACCTCACTAAATGCAACACCAGTTCTGGTTGCAATGAAGTTTAGGGTAATGAAGTTAATTGAGCGAGCGGGTTTGATGTAAATATCACCAATAAACTCGTTGCGGTCAATAACCTCACCTGTATTGTTACTAGCATCGCAGACTACCTTAAAGTCAAAAATGCCTCGTCTTCCTTGTACATCTCTCAAGAAAGGTTCTACCATATTTCTAAACTGTGCTCTTGTGAACTCATCGTTGAATTCAAAGAGTTGATATTTAGAAGCAATGGCAATTGCTTTCTCAAGAACCAAGAACAATCTACGCACGTTGATTCGATCAAATGCACTAGGTTTAGTTTGTGCTGTTTTATCCCCAAAGAGCAGAACTCCCTGACCTGGGAAATTAACTACAGGATTTATCCTAGCACGATAAAGTTGATCTCTCTCACTATTCTTTGGATTATAAGCAAGTTTAATTGCACTTCTTACATATCCTCGGTTAAATCCAGCAGGAGAAAACCAGGGATCAGCAACTTTATCTGTATTGGCACATAATCCTGCCATATCACCATTTAATGGAACAAATCGATATACGTCATTATATTTGTCGTACATATATTTGTAACCACTATCAAATACGATATAAGAAGATGATGGTATTGTATTGAAACCATCAACAACATTTGCAGTTTGTGTAATAGAACTTGCCACATTCACACAGCTAGCACGATATGGGGAAATAAATCCTACACAATCCTTACGAGATTCGCAAAGATCAAGGATCATTGTTCCATGAGTATCCATACCCGCTTCTGTATCAGCAACACCAGAACTTGGTCCAGCAAGAACCAGATTTATATCGATATTTTCTGTATCATCAAAAAAGTCATACCCTATTTTTAATTCACCAGCAGTTACAGCATAATCATCTGTTCCACCAGTAAGAGTACCATCATCTACAGGAAGTACATCTGTGTATGCGGCTGTCACATCGGTTCCCCAATTAGAACCAGCAGATAAATGATCTGTCCAATAAATCCAATTAGATTGTCTAAAAATAACATCTGGGTAGTAATTATTTCCACCCTGATTAGTTTTTGCTATCGGATTTTTCGACAGATTTACAAATGTTTCTATTACTGCGCTGGTTCTTGATCCAGCAACTTGTTTATCATAACCAGTAATATCACCAGTAGCATCATAAACTACTACGTGAAGTTCGTCACCAGTACCTCGACCATTTTGTTTGGCCCAATCAGATTGTCCAGGCGCACTGTCAAACAAATCATAGAATGCCCAACGTCTGCGAATAAATGAATTATCAGCAATTACAGCTTTCAGTCCCTGACCGTTAACGTCATCTAAAAGACGGATCGTTAAGGTGTTGGAAGAAATTGAAACTACTTCATATTCATTACCTTCATCTCCAGAGACGTGTGCAAAAAGAGTAACATCAGAAGAAGAATTGGCAGATGAGAATGAAATTATATCACCAGCGTTGAAAGCAAAGTTTGATTTGTCGGCATCATCAACATCGATGGTAGTATCACCAATAGCACCAGCACCGTCAAGTAGGTTATCTGTTCCCATATGTTGTTCATAAGCAGTAGCACTAGGACAAATAGTAACACCAAGGGAATTGCCATGCGTACCAGCAGTACGAGCAGCCCATTCACCGTGAGAACCCTGACCAGTATTAAATGAACCTTCATAATGTTCATCATCCCTGATAAGGATACCACTATTTGCACCAGCATTAAGTATACTTGATTCGGCACGAATAACCTTTAATTGATCGGAGTATTGTAAAAAACTAGATGCAGTAAACCACCACTCAAAGTTATCACTTTGTGGTTCACCGAAAACTTGTACCAATTCCTGTTCACTACCAAGAGTTGTTATTGAACTAACTGGACCTTTTTCAGCGGGCATTACAATCGCACCGACTGTAGTAGCAACTGAAGGGACTACGTTAGTAAGATCAATCTCTCGTACATGAACACCAGGAGAAGATAGAAAAGACATATTTTTACTCCTTTGTTTTATTGTTCACTGATATTTATAAAAAATCAATTTCTAAACACTAATTTTATATGTGTTATAACATATAAATAAAAGTATGGTAAATGCACATTATGAAAAATATAAAGAGACTATTAAAAAAGTATCACGTAGAAATTATCGAAAAAGAATTGTTTTATTAAATGAATTTCTGGCAGATAAATCCTGTCGGCACTGTGGAGAAAGTGAAACTGTATGTTTAAAGTTTTACCCCCACGATTCAGAGATACGTAAAATGACGAAACGAGTCGGGACTAGTGATAAATCTAGACAAGAGATTTTTAATCTTATGAACAAATCTCATATTCTCTGCTCCAATTGTTGGATTAAATCAGATAATGATCTGATTGAGTTTATTTAATACCATTCTTCTTTATAATGATGGAAGAAATCTCTCCAATTGTATTTATGAATATTATCTTTTGTTAGTATAGTACCATCATCTAATATACCCCAAACTCTGTACTGATAATTCTCAATATTTTCTCCCTCTCTAGAGAAATTCTTACCCTTGATTCTATTAGATAGTATCTGTCCTCTGATAAGTCCATTTTGTTTACCCTTCTTGTATGCAAACTCTTTATCCTTGGTAAACTTGTAAATATGATCTCTTAGGGGCATTTTACATTTTAAATAAATTTCATCTGGTGGATCTATATTATCAGGGATGTATGGCCATATCAAACCTTCGCCTGGACCTTTGAGATGTTCATTGACTACCCACTTCTCAATCATAGGTTGACAATACATAGGCATATAATTATCCATGTCCATTTTATCACCCTCCCATTCTAAAAGAAATCTGAAAGATAATGCAGCCCATCTATATTCTCTCATGAGCTCCCAAATTAACCATACTTTTTCTTCGGTTGATAATTCTTTATTGTGTTGTTGGTAGTAAAATCTACTCTTACCAAACCCCATAGCACCAAAAATAATATCTGCTTCTCCACATGCAGAATATACATGTTTATCTGGTGATGCTTCTCTAAATACGTGGGAGTCTTCGTTAATAGTATGGTCTAAGTGTTTAACAACTTTATCATAATACTCTGGATATTCCGTACTATGTCCTATAATAACATGCAATTGTTTAGGACAGACCTCATTTAATGCAATGAGAGCTGCTGTAGAATCTATTCCACCAGACCAAAAGAAGTCAATAGTTCTTCCTTTAGATGCAAGTCTTTCAGCAGATGCTATAAGACAATCAGTAACATCTAGATTTTCTACTTCTGGGTAATACTTGTGTTCCTGCCAAGGAAGGTGTGTAGTAGAGGTATTGAAGGTATATTGTTCTTTAGTTTTTCGATTAAGAACTTGACCAAAATCATAACCAGTTTTAAAAAGGGCAATCCTTTCCCTTCTCCAATCTTGCCATAAATGTCTTACTTCTGGGTGATCTTTGAGAAAAATTGGCTTATCTTGAAATTTATCGTATGCTTCAGTTCCAGACATTGAATGTTTTAAATATTTTAAAGGAACACCAAAATGAGAATAACTTTTCTTTCTCATATATCGTATAAAAGAACGACTCCAAAAAACTACAGATTTACCAGTCGTTCTCATAAGTTCTCACAATAGGCGCCCATTTAGTACCATACTCATCAACCATTTGTCCAATGTTTTCATCCTCTAAACCAGTAACGACAAATCCAAAAGGCGCCATATCCTGTTCCATTGCTTCCTGATTTTCCTTAATCATCTGCATTCTGACATCCATATCAGTCAATTCCTTAAAGTATGTCTGATCAGTTGCCCATGCAAACAAGAAACAACATGATACAAGATCGTCATTGCAACCCTCATCTGCTTCCCAAGATGCTCCTTTAACTATAAAAGTAGAGAGTTCATTAATCATATCATAGTCCTCTACAATAAGTTTATCGTCTTCCACTAACTGTTTAAGATTAGAACACCCTACTTTCTTTACTGCCTTGGTAGTTCTAACACCCAATTGTGCTCTACCACCTGAGAAACCAGCTCCCATAACTTGACCTGATCTTCCTCGCATTGATGCCATTACCAAATTATCATACTCTAAATCAAACTGCATTGCAGTAGCGACCCCTTCTCCTACATCATTTATCTCTATAAGAACATATGCCTGATGATATATTCTTGCTAATTCGTATATCTTTTGAGGAAATATATGAGGTTTTATTTCATTATCTCTAAACTTTGCTGCTACTGTATATGGCATTTGAGTAATATCAAATACTACGAATGCAGAATAGTCATTAGATGTACCTCTTGATACATCAGCAGAAAGGAAGTATGTGTGTTCTTCTTTTGGTCTTGCATAGATATCTAATCCTGCATTAGATTGTATAGGGTCTTTATATGCCAGGACTTTTAATTTTCTGGCAGAGATAAGAGTGTCAATAGAACCAAGAAACTCACAACCAAACTCAGTGTTAAACTGTTGTTCACTTGTATTCTTTATGGTTTCTTCTTTCCACTTTTCATCACGCCCAGGTACTTCTGACCAATGAACTTCAATTGGTATATAAGAATTCCTTTGATTTTCTGCGTCTGTCCACATCTTATAAAACATATTCATGCCATGAGGGGTTGATACTATCATGACTTTGGATGTCTTACCAGAAGATATGGTGGGATAAACAGAACTGAAGAATTGTTCTGCTACATTGGCAGGGACATAAGCGAACTCATCCAGAAAAATAATATTGTAAGAACCCCCCCTAACAGCACTAGCGCTTGTAGAAGACGCCAATATTTTGGACCCGTTCTCAAGTTCTAAACTTCCTTTGTTCCATGTCATTACTCCTTGTTGTAACCATTTTGGTAAATGTTCATATGCAAGTTGTAGTCTACCTAATAAATCTCTTGCAGTGGCTGCTTTGTTCGCAAGGATTGCTACATTAACTGTAGGATTGAATAATATATAATGTAGGAGATAAGCAATAATAACAGTTGATTTTCCAGACTGTCTAGGTAATTTACAAATCGTGAAACGATTGTTGTGAAATGTACCCACCATTTCTTTCTGGAAATCATACATGTGAAAAGGGACAAGGCCTTCATCGATATTGATAATCCTTACAAAATGTTGTATGAAGTATATAGGATCTTTCATACATTTAGTATATTCTTCAATCTCTTTTTTTGTCCAATTTTGTTGAATGTTTGCTTTCTTGAGATTAGGATTTCCTAAATAAACTGAATTACCAGACATTATTTTTCCTTTATCATTTTTTGAAGTTCAGCAGTAGAACCCACAAACAATGCATTAGTTACATTCTTGGGAGCATTATCTGGCACATCTTTAAGTCTCTTCATTTTCTCTTGTAAATCTCCAAGTTTTTCAGTAACCTCTGCAACGTTTTTGATGAGTTGTCCTGCCACTTCATATGCTCTGGGGTGCTCACCTTCTTTGGCGAGCTCGAGTATGCCGTCAATAGCGACGGAACCCCGTTCAACCAATTTGTAGAAATTTTCTCTTTGATATTCATAATCTTTTTCTATATCCTCCTCATTTTTATATTGGAGAGCAGAGACAGGTGGAGCTACTTTTGCTGGCCATCCATGACCCATTGAGATATTGCCAGGTTTAACATCAACATCACCAACCCAAGGATGTTCTATTATATCTTCCTGTTGTAAAGGATCTTGCACAACACCTAACTCTTTATCTATTTTTTTATTCATTTTGTTCTCCGTACCCACTTATCTGGTACTGCTCGAATTTTTATTCCAGTAGAATTATCTTTAATTTTGTACTGAATTTTCATACCATCTGCTGGAGTTGCTTGTAATTTTAATTTAGTACTTTTAGTTGTTCCACAATACCTCTTACAAACCTCTAAAGCATTATTTGAATCATCATCAAGAAGAGTATTATAAAAATCCTTCCATTCCTTAGACCTTAAAATTTCCATTATATTGTTTACATTAGTTAATTTAAGATGCTCCTTAAAAAACATATCTTTAATTTCTTTAGTCTCTATAGTTATTTGCTCGTTAGGCATGTTTTCACGTGGATCACACCAACAACATGGTACTAAATATCCTGTCGCAGTATATCCATACCCCTTTCCCGAAAGACATTTAGGTTCTAATTTGCCCATGACCACGGACCTAATGTACTACTATTTAACCAAGTTTCTTCTGGAAAATGATTTTTAGATTGTTTTTTTCTTCGATGAAATTGATCACTACCAAAATGATGGTTACTTATATAATTATCTTTATTGGATGGTTGATATGGATCTTCTTGACCTTTCCATCTTGAAGAATACATTGTTAAAAAAAGAATATTATTATCCAGTGCCATTTGCTTCGCTTGTTCTACATGATCTTCATTATAACTAAAAACTATATATTGCCACTCAACATGAATACCCATAGACACACCCATTTTCATAACCTCAAATAATTTTTCTCCGTCTTGATTTATTCTATATAGACAACTTTCTTCTGGTAAACCATCTATACCAAATCTCCACAATGGTCTAGGATTTAATTCAAATGCTTTTTTATACCATGACATTGGTCTATGGGATGCCGCCGTTGCTACAGTTACAAAATCCACATAATATTCTGGTAAGTTCATAATTTCTAAAAAATCATGAAATTTAGGATGTATAATTGGATCAGAAACTTGACCGCAAAATAAAATACTTTTAAAATATTTTGCTATTTTTTTAAAATCTGTTTTAGAAAGATCATGACCTGGAATTGGAATTCCAGATTCTAAATAATCTTGCCTTCTACATCGTGGACACTTTAAAGTACAACGAGGAGAAATATCTAAATTTATATTCCTTCTAACTAGAGCTTTTGTTTTCTTTTCCTTTACAGTTAAGTTTTCATTTGTGCCATCTGCCCATTCATCACGTTGAGATATTATATTTTCTTTGCTAGAGTGGTCCGCCATTAAGCTTATCCCTCAATTTATTTACAAATTCCCATAATGTAGATATTTGTTTTCCATGTATATCAATCTCAGCTCGTTGTTTTACGGTTTCTACGTAAGTATCTCTACGATCTAATTCATCTGTAAGATGATTTAAATCTCTTCTGTTAGATTTAACTTCGGATTCTAATCTAACACCCATAATTATTACTCCAATGAAAAACAATATTTGGTGCCAATATTCTGTCAGCGCTTCCATTTATCCTCCAAGATCATCCTCTCCAGTTTCGGGATTAAAAGTTTTTGCATCGCTAAAGAATGATGTAGTTTCGTTAAATCCAAAGTCATCATCTGCATCAGCTGATGCAGGAGTTGGTGTTACAGTATATCTTTGCTCACGTTTAGGAGATTGATCAGGTAGATTTGTGAATTGATCCACTTGAACAGTCTTAATAACCTTGCTGGATGTAACAGGACCATAAAGATAAAATTTTGCCGTAAACGATAGTGTATATATTAATGCTCTTCTTGCTTGAAATTCTCCTTCATAATTATCTTCATAAGCAACACTATTTAATACTAAAGGAACATCTCTTTTTATTCCCATATCTGTCATGTCATTAATTGTTACTGTATAATCTGGTTGAAAGTATGGTAAAATCTGTTCTACAATTTGCAAGGCATCGTCAGATTGTCTTGCCATAATATATAAAGTGAATTCTAAATTATAAGGAACAGGCATATATTGAGTATCTAATTGATTTGCCTTTGCTCCTTTTACTTTTTTCATTCTCTGTACACGATTTAATTTTCTAGCAGAATCATATGATAAATTTGCTATTTCAAAACCAATTCTAGGTAAGGTTACTGCAACCTGTTTAGTGAGGTCTGCATCCTCTCGTAAACGGACAAGGAATTTCTCTCTTGGACCATACGCAAGAGGAACCTTCATGGTCTGAATAATATTCCCATCATTATCTTTACGAACTAAATGTATATTATTAAATATAGTTCCAAATGCGACAACCACCTTTCGCATAGTTTCGTGATAAAATTGTTGTCCTAACATTATGTGCCTCCAGCATCACCAAAAGGATTTCTTTCGGAGAAGTCTAATATGTCATCATCAAGAGAATCAAACAGTTCATTTTGTGTAGTCTTATCAGTGCTCATATCACCCACTACATAATCTTCATTGAGTAAGTAAGCATCATCACCACTATCTGCTGGATTCTCAAGTATAATACTTTCACCAACACCACTAGAATCATTCTCACCTGTAAGATAATCACCATCTGTCTCTTCTAATAGAAGTCCCTGATCTCCATTTGTACTAATACCAATTTCCATCCTTAGATATTCATTTACAGCAGATGATTGTTCCAAAGTCATCTGAAAACCAAGGGAATCCATTGTATGTTCTGTCTCTATAGCATCGATTGCGGCGATATCCGTATCTATAATCTCAGAACTATACTCAAACAATCTGCAATTTAATTTGTATACTGGATTATTGTCCAGTTGATAAAAGGGATCATCATGATCCACAAAGTTAACTTGAAACACCTTATCTAAAGTCGGGTGATATACCAAATCCCCCTCTAAGGGTCTATCAGAATCCGTTGAAGTTGCTTCTGAAATTATAAAACCACTCTCAAATGAACCACTAATGTCTACTACCGTACTATCCAAACTTCCTGCTTCTAATAATATGGAACCACTTAAAGTATCTGTACCAGATTCGATTGTAATTTGTTTCGTTAAATCCTGAAATCTTGTTTTACTGACAACAAAAGTAATCTCACTTAAATTCTGTAAACCTAATTGAGACATTAATTCTTTTTCTCCAGCAAATCCCCCTTCAGAATTTTCTACATACATTTCTATTTTTGCTTGCGTAGTAAATTTCGCAAGATCGTCTGTAAAAAATAAAGTATCTTCAGCAGTAAGGGTTCGATCAAGATAATAAACATCGTGACCATAAATCTGAATTGCTTCTGTAACTAAATCGGCATACAGACTTTGTTCAGTAGCGATTGCCGAGGCACCACTAGTATGAAAGAAGGAATTAACTGCCATAATTTATCCTATCATATGCATAGGTGGCAATTCATATGCTAATTGTATCTGCTCTTCAAGTCTTTGCTGTTCCTCTATTGCCTGAGTGTATATAGTTTCTCCATTCATTGTAACTCCACCCAACATAGCAACTCCACCAAACTTACTGAGATTTGCTCCCCATTGTCGTTTAATTAATGTTGTTGTATATCTTTTTAAGAACATATCATCATAGATATCTGTATAGGTTGTTGGGTCTAATTTCCTCCAACACTCTACTATAATATAATCGACATCAGCAGTTATATCATTTTCCCAATCCATATCAAGGTAAAGACGATTCTTATGCTCATTAAATCTGATTGGAGTTTCACCTACAAGAATGTGTTGAAGATAATCAAGATGTTTCATTGTCATATCAAAATGTATAATTGATGTAGAAGATAAATCATATAGATCATTTAACCTCAATTGATATCGTATATCAAACATATTATTGGTTGCAGTGTCTCCTAAAGGAAATACCTGTATAACAGATAGAACAGACTCTGGCATGGGTATCCAATTATCACCTTCTTTCCATGTTGCTGTTACAGTATTATCTGCTGTATCTGTTGCTGTTTCAGAAGTATCTGATCTAGCACGTGCCACATCAGCTGTTGTAATGAGATGTTTAAGATACATCCTTTCTACACCATCATAGTGATATTGAGAAAAATATTGTAATGCTTCATCTAGTCGATCATCTGCTTGATCATCAGATACATTGATGTCTATAACACCGTAACCAAGATTTCGTAGGCAATAACTCTTTAATGTTGCTTTTGTTGTTGGAGTGGCCATATTATAATCCTTTTTTTTATATTTATAAATCTATTGGTCTAGTTACAATACAATTTGGACCGAATTCAACATCATCTTCTATCCAATCACTTTGTTTCCTAAATCCTGTATTTTCATAAGCATATAAAGAATTTTTTCTAGGAAGTGACCAAATTTCATTACAACCACGACTTTTACCTTCTTCAATGACAGCATTAAGTAAGTCTTTTGATGCTCCTAGTCCTCTATGTTTAGGATTTATCCATAATCCTCTCGATCTATATAATTTTAATCCACACTGTGCTCCACTATTAACACCAACCAATTCTTCCTTTTCTTCATAATAATAATTAGTATATTTAAGACCAAAAAAAACTACAGTACTTTCATATCTCTTTATATATGTTTGCTGTTCTACATTATTATTTTTAATAGTAAGAGTGCTCAGTTTATTAAGGTTTTCTCTACCAGGCCATAACTCTATTTGCCAAACATCATATATTTCTTCAAAAGAAATTTTACATAAACTATACATCTTCGGACGTTTGAGATATAGAAATATCATTTTCAATACAATACATATCTCTTACATTTAATGCTGATTGTATAGTAGAATTTTCTACCCAATCAAATCTCGATGCTTCTGAATCAAATATTGAAACAACAGTTTGTGTAAGTCCATCAGCTGATATAATATTGGATTTTAAATCTCGTTTTCCTGCAAGATCATACTCTATAGCTACTACTCTAAACTCAGCAGTTAACTCTGGAAAATCTACACTTGTAGATGGTCGAGTAAAAACAATTGTGTTTTTAATGGACATTATACTTCTTCCTGTTCTCTGGTTAAAGATATATTATTTTGAATACAATATAAGTCTCTTGCATTTAACATACCTTGTATATTGCTATCTTGTGCATATGCCCTTAGAGTTTCGTCATCTGGCGTAATAGCAACCCAAGTTTTAGTAAGACCATCTTCTGATTCAGTTTCTTCTCCTAATGTTCTTTTTCCTGTATCTACATAAGTTTCCATATGATATGTCTTAAAAATATCTGACGGCTCGAACCAAGCAATATCTGTACTTGGTCTAGTAAATGTCATAGTAGTTTTTATTGCCATAATTTAACACCTTCCAAATTACTTTCCTTCACAGGATGTCGTCTATTATAAATAACCTTTCCTTCAGAAGTTATTGCAAGGACAACTCCCTTCCTGTATTTAGGTGGTTCTCTATAATGACTAACCGATTTCTTCTTTTGTATATGTTGGTTAATTGCCCATGCTTCAAATCGAGGGGTAAGATAAAATGGTTGGTAATTATTAATATCAACCCAATCTCCAGCATAATTATATAATACTCGCCAAGATTGACTCAACAAAAAATATCTAACCCTGTCTCTCCACATATCATTTAATCCATGAAATAAAAGATTATATTCAAAACCAGTTACTAATAACATATTGTGAGGGTGGAGTTTATTTTCTTTAGATAATTTTATTTGATCTTCTGGACAAACTTCCTTTAAATATTTTAAAATTAGACTAGGGCCATAGGCCTCATCTACTACTTCTATAGTCTTACCCATATCTCTTAGTTCGATTGCTCTTTCATTCATCAATTCTGAAAAAGATATCTTATCGATATGATCATTAAACTCATAGGGGGGAGAAATATAATAGGAACTATCCATCTCAAAAGCAAATTGATCTTCCCCCTCCTTATCATTCACAAAGGTATAGGAGGGTTGTCCACAAGATGCAATTATATCCTGTTCTGGTTTTGATGATTTATCAAATGCTTGACGAAACTCAGGTGTTACATAGACAAATTTCATACTAATATATATAAGGTATGGAAGAACCGTATAGATTAGGATTAGTAACGACTAGCAGAAGTGGTTCCACATACTTCCGTAGGCATCTTTGTGATAAATACGGTTTATGGGATTCTACCTCATGGTTAAAATTCAACCCTTATGAAAAAATAGCAGAAGCACCTTTTGCAAAGAGGCATCATATTCTAAAAATTCTTACGCATTATATTCCAGAAGAAAAAATTTATAATATAATAAGAGAATTTGATACTGTGTGGTTATATAGAAAAGATACTCTAAAACAATTTTTAAGTCATGTTGCACGAATTAGAACACGAGTTAACCTTGTATATACTGAGGAAGACATCACTTCTCTAAATTCTAGTATAGAAGATAATAGTCTGGTAGCAAAATACAGGGAATACTTAACCTTCAGAAAAAGATTAGAACTATTTTGGGATTTGTTTTATACCCGTGATGGTGGGACATTAGTAGAATATGAAAGATTTGTTTCTGATCCACTAGAAGTTGGTTGGGAAATCATGGAAGATTATAATCTAGAATGGATAGGATGGGAAGCAACCTCTCCAGAAGATTGGCCCAAGATTCGTATGCCGTTGGAAATGGGCATGGATTATGAAAAGAAATTTAAAAATATAGATGAAATAAAGGAGTGGATTGATGTTTAAATTTTGTTTAATATGTACCCCCCGATCTGGTTCATTTTATGTACAAAGATATATACACAAAACCTTTGCTATAGAATTTGGTAGTGAATGGTTTGGAAGAATTAAAGAAATACATTATGATAAACTCAAATCATCCCCAGTAGATATAGATCATAGTGTTAATGAAAATATTCTTACCAATGATGAAATAACCAAGAGGTTAGTATACCTAAAAAATTATAAGAGCTCCTTTATTATCAAATGTATGCCATTTCAATTATCAAATACTATAGAACGTAATAACATATCTTTTGACGGAAGTCAAGAGATTTCTTCAAAAATTATGCGTAATTTTTCCTTGATTTATTTGGAAAATCGTGATATACTATCGCAATTTTGTTTCGATGTTATATCAAAAAAGCAAGATTATATTAAAAGAAATTTTACTTCTTACAATCCTGATATAAGACAAATGCCTATAGAAAACTCAATGACAGCAACGGAAGAACACTTCGAACATTTCATGTGGCGTCAAAAATATGTTGAGGTATTTAAAGCAAGAAATCATAAGGGAGAACCAACCATATTTTGGGAAGATTTTGTATTAGACCCTGATAAAGAGATGTATAAGATAGAAGAACACTATGGTATACGTGGCATGTATTATGAGAAAAATAAGAGAGATATAATACCTCACCCAGACTATAGTAAAATATTTACAAACTATGATGAGATTAAATCATGGATTGGGTAGATGGGGAGACAATGCCTAAATGGTTTCCTGATGATCAATTCATATCCGACCTCGCAGATGCTCTAGTATACGTTCACGATCTCCTACCTAATGGCCGACCAGAAACCAACATGTTCAAAATTGCAAATTCCCTTAACGAGCATGAGAATTGGTTTACTAATGAGGCAGTGGAAGAATTTAATAAAATAAGAAATGACTTAACAGGTTGTGTGGTTCTCCACGGAGATCTGTGGAATGAAAACATAATTATAGAAGATGGCAAATTTAAGGCACTGATAGATTGGGAACATTCTCAAATGGGAGATCCTCATTGGGAATTTCGTATGATACGTAGATTTATTGGATGGGATGGTTTAGAAAAACTACTATTCAGATATAACTGTAGTTCAGGTAGAATGTTGAAGTTTAGTCATGTTAAAACATTAGATAAACTTGCTCTCTGTCATCAACACAACTTCAGAGTCAAAAAAAATGATAGTAGACAACATCTATTTAAAAGATATATTAAAGAATGGCCAGAATGTTTATAAATGATATATCCAACTAAAGAATATGATTTTTATCTCTCACCAATTAATCTTGATATAAGTTACAAATGTACATTACAATGTCATAGATGTATGAGGCAATCAAAAGGATGGAATTATAAAGAACACGCAAAAGATTTAAAAGAAATAAGTTTAAAAGACTACACAAAACTATTAGAAATATTTCCTTATATAGAATTTTGTGGACAAATAAGTGATCCTATATTCCATACTAAATTTCATAAAATATTAGAAATGAGTAAAGATATAAAACTAGACATCCATACCGCTGCTAGTCAAAGACCTATAGAGTGGTATAAAAAATCATTTAGAATAAAACCAGATGCTACCTGGATTTTTGGTATTGATGGACTACCAGAAGAAAGTCATATTCATAGAGTAAATCAAGATGGAAAATACCTTTTTAAAATAATGAAATTGGCAGTATCTATGGGTATAAATGTTGAATGGCAATATATAATTTTTAAATATAATCAATATCATGTTCAAGAGGCATTTGATTTATCAAAAAAAGAACAAATGAGTTTTAAATTAATAGAATCTACTCGACATAAGAAGGACGATTATGGCAAATGGCCTCCCTCAATTCCAACCACAATGCCTGTATGATCCAGACAAAGGCCAGACTGCTGGTCAAGATTGTCAATGTCTGGGACACAGTGCTAAAGGATATCTCATGCCTTGTTGTTATATAGATGCTCATTATTGGAGTATGAAAGGATTAAAAGAAAATGAAAAATTAAATAAATTGTGGGATGAATCTCTTAAAATTAGTAATAATGAACATATTTTAGATATAACTACAAGTGATATATGGATCGATTTTTATACAATGTTACAAGATGATTCACAAGAAAAACCAAAATTGTGTTTACATAAATGCTCATCTAATTCTAAAAAGCAAAAAGATTTTAGATGGCTAATGCCTCTGGAACCAAATACTCCATAATATTATCTTTATCTACTATAGTACCATCATCTGTAATTGCCTTCACGTGAAAATTATTAGGTAATGGAGAGAAGAATTCCTTCTGTGCTTGTTGTTCCATCAATCTAGTCTTGCCTTTATTATAGGCATACTCCTTATCCCATTGTGCAATGAAATCTCGTAGCATCATCTTTGCCTTCATAAACTTTTCTTCTGGACTTCGGGGGCCATGATTATACCAATACATATTTTTGTTAATATGTTCATTAATTGCCCACTTATGAATATCTACATCCCTAAAGAACGGTTGATAATTATTTAAATCGATCTCCTTACAGGTTATGTTCTGTAATA